ATATTTTGACTTAAAAAGACTGTTTGGATTAGGTGAGAAAGAATCTGATGTTTATTTATCAAAACAAAATAGATTAGAAAGTAAAACAGTTAGCCATGTTAATAAGCCAGTACATGAAGTTTCAGTAGATAAAATGGTTAACTTTAAAAATGCAGTTGATTTTGAAAATAATAGAACTGATAAATCAAAATCGTTTAATCCTTATTGGAGTCAATTATTTTCTTCTCAAAAGAAAAAGATGTTTTTAAGTTTTCCATATCTTGCAGCTATATATCGAAAAGATTATCACTTCACAAAAGACTTAAAAATTAGAGCTATATTAAACGAGCATGCAATAACAACTAGAGATCACGCAGAGAATGTAATATATGCAATACAAAAAGATGTAGAGTTTGCAAAAGAAACAAATACTAAAGTAGATGATTTAATGTATTTGAACCCTTATTGGGATGAATTAAGTTTAGATGATCAAGAGATTCTATTAACCAAATACCCATGGTATGTGAATGTTCTTTTAAAGAATCATAAAAGTCCTAATACAATGTTATCTAATATTGCAAATAACATGGAAAGAAAATTAAGAGAGTCTAAAAATGAAGAAGTTAAACCGGCTGAAAAGGTTACAAGTGAAGATAGTCATGAAGTTAATAATAATGACGCTGGTGTTTCCACTCATAGTTTTAACGATAATAGTGAAGGCAAAGGAGCAATCAAGATCGAAAATACAACAGAAGATTACATAGAAGAGATATATCCAAAAACGTTTGATTTAGAGAGGTAGATATGGAATTAGTAGGAATGGTTATTTGTGGTGCAATAGCAGCAGTATTATTTGGGATTATAGCCATAGTTTTTATGGGAGAAGTAAATGATTAAACGGGTTTTACTCAGTTGTTTATTAGCATCTTCATTTGCGTATGGATGCAATACACCACAAGAAGAAGCAGATTACATCGTTGGGGAGTTGTTTAAAATAGCTGGTAAGACAATGGAAGAGATGAATCCATTGCTAGTATGGCTTGATGATATTTCAACGGTAGATAATTTAAGATCTAAGAAGGTTGATATTGGGCTTAGTCTTAAAAGAATTCGTAAAGAAGAATTTGCTGTGCCATTACGGAAAGCATTAATACCTATTGCAATAAAGTTGATGTGCTTACAAGAGATAAATAAAGAGAATCCAGTATTAGACGTCGAAGAGATAAAAGCTCAAATAGATGCATTGATATACCCACAAGATGAAGAACTTATAACTGAGTCTTTGAAGGTTCTTAATAAAGATAAAACTTTAGCAACTGAAATGGCACAAGTTGTATACAAGGGAGCATTATGAAAAAAGAAACTAAAGGGGATATAAAAGCTTTTGCTATTCTTTTACTACAACTAACTGTATTAATTATAGGACCTTGTATAGTATGGAAGGCATTGCATCATAAAAAACAACAATCAAATATTGTTATATATCCAAACGAATTTAAGTGTAAAAATAAAAAAGTCTTATAAGAAGAGGATAATATGATAATTGAGTTATATACACTTAAGATATGCTTATCAGTAGTAATATTAGTTTTATTTGTTTTGGGTATGTTTTTAATGAAGTGAGATAGTCATGGAATTTACTTCGATAACAAGAGAGATGATAGTAGATTTGATTAATGTATCTTCGTATAAAAATAATGACTCTTTTTTTAATAAAACAATCAATATGCAATCAGCTACAGATTACGATTGCTTTATAAGAAACAGTGGTGTTCGTTTTAAGACAACCATCGTAAGTAAAAATAAAAGTAAGAGTAGTGATATATACTATGTTTTAGAAGATATTATATCTCTTGCTATATTTGACACTATAAAGGTTGATAAGAGAAAGAAAGAAATAGTCAGTGCTTTATGGGAATGGATGCGGATTTCAGATGATTTCTTTCATAGTTTCTACGATGAGAATAACAAAGACTATGTTAAAGCTCCTATAAGGGGATCAACATCAACAATGGGGTGTGTATCGTTTCAGATGATACCAAACATTGTGCTGCTTGTTGTTAAGGCATTCCAAATTGCTTGCAATAGGGTAGACAAAGAAGAACTACTCCCTGTATATGACTATGGAATGGACTGTAAGTTCAAATGTTGTGATATATCGGCTAACATAGATAAAATACGTGATGAGTACAAAGTAAGAAGATTTAATAAGATAGGTGAGATAAGAAAAGAGATGGATAAGTTATCTTCTCCAAAGAAAGAGATTATCCAAGAAAAGATAAAAGAAGAGCCTAAAGAAACAGACGGATGCTTGCAGAATATAGCTAAAAAGATCAAAGGCTTATTTTTTTAAGTTGCAATCATCTACCATCAGTGCAACAATAAAATATCACCAACCTCCAGACACAGTTTTATTTACTTAAATGTAAAAAGACTGTGTTTTATTTTTGATGTAGTGATTTACATAACTCTTATGTAGTGATTTGCATAAACTATATTCCTTGACTAATAATTAACTTATGATAATCTATGTATAGCTGTGAAGCATTGTACATGACTACGATGTTGATCCGGTGTTAAGACATGGGTGATGTTGGTTAGCGCTTCATTGCCCATGACAGTCTAAAAAAGGTCCTCATATACATACAACGTGAACGCGCTCTATCGGGAGTCCTAATAGGGCGCATCGCGTTTACATCGATAAATAAGGCATAAAATGGACTACGATGAAATATTAGAAAGACTAGAAAGGTTACTTTTGAGAGTAGAAGAATTAGAAAAAGAAGAGCAAGCTAAGAAGGAAGTAAGAGATTCAATTGATAACTCAGAGGCTTAAATGTACGAAGTAAATAAAGAAAAAAATATTAAAGATATTATGAAGCAAACAAAAGAAGTTATGGAATTAGTTCGTAAGGCACGAGAAGAGTTTGAAAAGACTAATAAAGCGATTGAAAAGAACAATAAGCATAATAATTTTAAACGTTGATAATAAGCTAATAAGTGTTACCATAAAATTACTAACAATTTTAAACTCCTTTTTTGTTGTTAGTAACAGACATAACTAAGAGAGATGGGATCTAGCGGACCCTGTCTCTTTTTGTTTATATACATCTTTTGTTTAAATTTGGTAGTATCAGTGATGATCTATGAAATTTAACAAAGGAAGTGTAACGACTTCCCAGGAAGGATAAGTCATGGATGCAATAGGGCTAAAAAAGTGCCTTAAAACAAAAGAAGATTGTAATAATAAGTATCATGGGGATAATTTAAATCCCTGTAATAGAGTTCAAGTAGTATCGAAGAAATATGTGCTTCATCAAGAACCAAAACCACTAGCTAGACCAAGATTCTCAGAAAAGCGAGTATACGATTCACAGCAGAAGTTAAAACTTCTTATGGGAGTTGAGCTCCTAGGACAACATGAAAATCTACCTCCTTTTGAAGGAATTCTTCATTTTGACATTGATTTTTATTTCCCTTACCCAATCACAAAACAGACCAAAGAAAGATTAGAGAAGCAAAGGTTTCATGTTTTTAGACCAGATTTATCTAATTTGATCAAAATGATTGAGGATGTTTGCGTTGATGCAAGAATAATTAAAGATGATTGCTTTATTTCTTCTATATTCTCTAGAAAGCTTTACGATACAGTAGCAAGAACAGAGTTTATAATAACTCAGTTATCTAACAAGGATAAATGATGCCAAGAAATAAAAAGAATCCAGATATGGATCACCATATTAGGATTCATGGTAATGAACTTAAAGAAGCAACCAAAGACCCCAAAGTAAATGAATATCTTCATATAGATAGAAAAGTTGAGAATACTTTAAAATCATACGAAGAATATGAAAAGAAAATTAATTGTCAAAAAACAATAGCACATGTTGCGGAACTTCTTGATATATGGTCTAGAAAATATACTTCAATCATATTGTTTGATTTTTTAGATGAATATGGAATACCTGAAAGTTCATTTTATAGATGGGTAGAATCAAATAAAGAAATAAAGAATGTTCATTCTGCTGTTATGAGACGTATAGGTTCAAGAAGATTAAAGTTAGCTACTTTTAAAGGGGCTGAATGCAATGACAAGTTTCTTTTAAGTACATTGCGCCATTACACTAAAGAACACAAAGATTCTTATGATGAAGAAGTTAAGAATAAACTAGATAGTGAAAAAGATAATGATCGAGTAACAGTTATTCTCAGAGATTTAGCTGCATTAAAAGATAAGCATGAGTAAAGAAGAAGTAATAATTGTTGATAAGTTTGAGCCAAGAGACTACCAGATCGATTTATGCACTAAATTTGAGCAAGGTAAGTACAAAAAGTTCTTGGCTATATGGAATCGCCGTGCAGGAAAAGATATCTGTGCGTTTAATTTAATGCTTAGAGCATCGTTACGTAAGGTTGGAGTATACTATTATATCTTTCCTACATACTCACAGGCTAAGAAAGTTATATGGGATTCAATAACAAACACTGGTGAACATTTTCTTGATTACATACCTTCAGCTTTAATAGCCTCCAAAAACAGTCAAGAGATGAAGATTAAGCTCATTAATGGATCATTGATACAACTTGTAGGGAGTGATTCAGCAAGTGAGTCTCTTGTAGGTACAAACCCTGTTGGATGTGTATTTAGTGAGTATGCTTTACAAGATCCAAAAGCCTATCAATTCTTACGGCCTATTTTACTTATAAACGGTGGGTGGTCTTTCTTTATCAGTACACCTCGTGGAAGAAACTCTCTCTATGATCTCTATAAGATAGCGACTGATAACCCAGATGAATGGTACGTGTCATATTTGACCATCAAAGAGACTAAGGTTGTATCTGAAGCTGATGTACAGAAAGAGATTGATGAAGGGCTTATCTCATTTGATTTAGCTCAGCAAGAATACTATTGCTCATGGTCTAAAGGTGTTGAAGGTGCTTATTATTCTAAATATCTAGATAAGATGAAGTTGAGTAACCAGATATCAGATATTCCATGGGAATCTGCTTTTAAAGTTCATACAGCATGGGATATTGGAGTAAGAGATTCAACGGCAATCATATTCTTTCAGATGATTGGAAGATCGATACGAGTTATAGACTGCTATGAAAAGAACAAAGAAGGTTTAGAGCACTACATTAAAGTAGTTAATTCAAAGCCATACGTTTATGGTAAGCATATAGCTCCACATGATATGGCAGTCACTGAATTTGGATCAGGAATCACCCGCCTTGAGAAGGCAAAGGATCTTGGTATAAAGTTCACCATAGCTCCTAAAACATCGATCATGGACGGAATTGAGGCTGTTAGATCTGCTCTGAGCCGTATGTACCTTGATGAAAGGAAATGCTCTCAATTAATAAAAGCATTAGAGAACTATAGACAAGAATATGATTCTAAGAACAATGTTTACAAATCTATGCCTTTACATAATAGCGCGAGTCACTTTGCAGATGCAATGAGGATGCTCTGTGTTTCACTTTCTAAGTTTTCTGAAGGTATGAGACCAGAGGATATAGAGAAGTTGCGTGCTGAGGCATATCAAATACCATCTTTGCATGGTCCAGGATTATTTAGATGATAACATACGAACCAGTTCATGACGGATTACTTTTAACATTTGTTGAAAAATCATGGAGTGATATAAAAAAAGAAACTGCAAAAGTTATTAAAGCAGGTAAAGGTATTTATACGCTTGAAGGAAATTTAATTTCCAATAGATTCAAAAGTGGTGATATAGTCATGGTATGTCGTAGGGATTGCGTGCAAATAGATTCGGATCACTATACGATTAGAGAAAGAGATATTGTATAAATTAATATAATAGATGTTAAATTGAGGAATATACATGCCTTTATTCCCTAATACTAATAATAGTTTCTATAATGAGAATAACATGGATATTCTCAATCGTATGGAAAGATTTTATCAAGATTCAGTAACAATGAATCAGCAATTCTGGTCTGAAGCCGATATAGATACACGATTCTATGCAGGAGACCAAACAGTTCTTAATGAGATGTATGGTAATCTTTCTTCTTTGCAGAGAAAGCAATTTACTTTTAATAAGATAAAGAAGATCGTTGAGATGCCTGGGGGGTACCAACGTAAAAACAGGAAATCTACTATTGTAATACCAATAGAGAATTCTGATCAAAAAACAGCTGATCAGTTCACTAAGATTCTTATGTGGGCTAACAGAAAAGAGAGTATATCTCAAACGATATCAGACGGCTTCACGGGATCATTAATTACTGGCATGAACTTGCTTCAAGTATGGATGGATTACCGTGAAGATCCTGTTTCAGGGCAGATTAAAGTATCTAACTGTTCATATAACACGTTTGTGATAGATCCTTACTTTAAGAAAACAGATCTATCTGATTGTAATGGTATTTGGAAAAGAAGTTTTATAAACAAAGCGCAAGCGTATAGCCTTCTTCCAGAGAAACGAGAAGAAATTGATTATGTGTATAATAGCGGTTCAAGAGATGGCAAGTTTCAATATATGCCAGAAAGCTACAACTATAATCAAACTAACTTACTATCATATGATGAGTTCTACTACAGAGATTATAGAAAACAAAAGATGATCATTGATACTGATAGCGGTGAATCAATGGAATGGAAGGGAAGTGATGAAGACTTGAAAGAATATCTTCGTCTGTTCCCTCAAGTTACCTCCATCGATAATGATATACCGACGGTAAGGCTAGCTATTGTGCTGCAAGGAAAGGTTATGTATGATGGACCGAATCCTATGGGTATTGATAACTACCCTTTTGTCCCTATATTTGCTTATTATACTCCAGAGTTGCCTTATTTCCAGTGGAGAGTTCAAGGCATTGTTCGTAGCCTAAGAGATGCTCAATTTCTATATAATAGACGTAAAGTTATTGAGTTAGATATTCTTGAAAGCCAAGTAAATTCAGGTTGGATAGCAAAAGAAAATGCATTTGTTGACCCAAAGACTCCATACAAAACAGGTCAAGGTCAAGTTTTATGGCTTAAAGAAGAAGCTCAAATGACTGATGTTCAACAAATACAACCAGCTCAAATATCTCCTTCTATGTTCCAATTATCTGAACAACTTGGTAGAGAGATAATGGATATTTCAGGTATTAATGAAGAACTTCTTGGATCAGCTTCAGATGATAAAGCTGGTATATTGTCTATGTTACGTCAAGGTGCTGGCCTTACAACATTGCAAAGACTATTTGATCAACTTGATAGTTCTCAAAAGCTTCTTGGCGACTTGATGATAAAACTCATCCAAGCAAACTTTACTCCTGGTAAGGTTAAAAGAATTGTAGAAGAAGAACCTACAGATCAGTTCTATAACAAAAATTTTGGTACATACGACGCAGCAATTGAAGAAGGCTTTGATACGACTACCCAAAAAGAAATTCAATTCGCTCAGTTGGTTAATTTACGTACTATGGGTATTGATATACCTCAAGAGTTGATTATAGAAGCTTCTACGTTGCAGAATAAAACTCAATTGACTGAGTATATTAAAATGAAAGAGCAACAAGCTCAACAAGCAGCTCAAGCTCAACAACAAGCGGCTCAACAACAACAAATGGCTACTATGCAAATGGCTCAAGCTAGAGCAGAAGCTGATATGGGACTTGCTCAAGAAAGAATGTCTCGTATTGATGAAAATAAAGAGATGGCTGTTGAAAGAGAAGCGGCAGCTATTGAAAAAATTAGCCAAGCCCACAACCAAGAAGAACAATCGTTGCTTAATAAAGTTAAGATGCTTAAAGAACTTCAAGACATCGATATTCGGCAACTTGAAGGAATGTTAAGAATTTATAACTCTATGAAGTTGGATACAGAGACTACTTACGAAAAAAACTTGAAAGAACAAGAAGCATTAAAGCAACAATTATCAATGCTACAAAATAATGCTAATAATATGAGAGCACAAGCTCCAGTAGCTGAACAACCTCCAGTTATTGGTCAGTAGATAGAGGTTTTAACCTTGCAGGTAATACTGCAGTTTCTACAAGGAGCCACTATGGCAAAAAAACATTATTCTTCAAAAGGTGGGATGATTGCTGAAGATCGTTCAAAACCATCTAATCTTCCACAAGAATATCGTAATGAGTCATACCCAATGCAAGATTATCTTAACTGCCCAGTTGATGACACAATGTCGGCAATGGACAAACAATTTAATAACGCAATAATGGGTGCTCAAAAACAAAAAGCTAATAAAAAATATTAATTATTTTTGTGCCCCTGAGTTTACCTTGGGGGCTTTTACTAGGAATAATATGGCAGTTGCTCCACGTCCAAATAGTAAGGCTACCAGAATAGCGTTCAATATACTTGGTGTTCCTAGCAACATGAAGGGCATGTATAAAGAGAGCACAAAAAAGGGTAAAGAAGAACGAATTAAAATAAATACTAATTTTACTGACTCTATGTTTGGTACAGGTTCATAGAAATTAATATGATAAAAGTAGGAATAATATGAAATATAAAAAAACATCAGACGATATGACTCCTGGTATAAAAAACACGAATAAAATTAAACCAGGTAAGAAGAAAGAGTATCCAAAGGGTAAATCTATCGACAAGAAAAAAGATTCACCTAAAGACAAATTTAAGAAGTATGTAAGCGATGAGATGGAAGAGTACAAAGAAGGTAAGTTACACTCAGGTTCTAAAAAAGGACCTATTGTTAAAGATAAAAAAGTCGCAATTGCAATCGCATTGAATGTTGCCCGTAGAAAAACTAAAGGTAAATAATGTATTGGATAAAAAGCTTATGCTACATACTGTTTTTTATTCCATTACTTAGTAGAGCACTTGAGCCTAACTTTGAAGATATAAAAGAAAGATTCAAGGAGAAAGGTTCTCATTGCTTACAAGCAGTTATAACTATTAATGATTGCAATAAAAAACTAATGAAATCTGAAAAACAAGTATCAGATTTTATGAAGCAAATATATCACATTGTTTTTAAGAATAAGTTCTCATTTTTAATGTGGAAGACTGAGAAATATTCATCTGAATACTACTCATATTCTATAATTAAAGACGATGATCTTAACTCAGTTTTCTTTAATTTCGATTATAAGAAACGAACTATATTTATAGATATCTATAGTAAGAATCTTTATAACCCGTATGTTGTGGGTTTTTTTGCTTTAAATTGGTTCAATGGCACAGATATGAAGTTTGATGTATTCTTAGAAGATGAAAAGTACGAATATAAAATACGGAATAGGCTAAAGTGTTATGATTGATTATCAAATTACTCAGCAAGTAGAGCTGACTAAAAAAGTTAATGAGGCAAAAGAAAAGCCCCTTGAAACTACTGATTGTCGTGAGCAAGGTGCTGAGATGACAAAGCAATACATTCCTCAATTGTTATCAGCATTTGAAGAAGGTAAGAAAAACTATAAAGAAGACTTTTTTGTTGTATGTATGCATAAGAGAGATGGATACTTTCAGAATGTGATTAGAAAAGTCTTTATTATAAGATTGACATGCCCAAGTCCGGACTATAATCAGTCTGTTTTTATGTATGATAAGAAAAAAGATGCTATTGAGTTCTTGTGGTGTATTCCATCTCGAAGAATGGCTCTTGATTTGCTTGAAAATATGAATATAGCTGATCAAGAACATGTTGAGTTGATAAAAAACATACTTGATTTTAGAGATGGGACGCTTATGAAAAAAGCTAAAAAGTTAAATAGAGAAGATGTTTTGATTGGAAATGCTTTAATAGAGGTGCAAGATGGACAATAATAGAGAATTAGAGAATATGGAATTAAATCTTCAACATTCATTGAGTACATTTGCAGCAAATAATGCACCAGCTGTTGAAGAAGTTGAAGAAAGTATTTCTGATGAAAAAGAAGAGCAACAACAATCTCAAGAAGTAGAAGAAAAAAAGAACTCTCCACAAAAAAGTTGGAAAGAATTAAGAGAGAAAGCTGAACAGTCTGACAAACTTAAAAAAGAACGAGATGAATATCTTGCTTTGTTGCAACAAATTGAACGGCAAGCTATAGAATATCAAAACAATCAAAAAAATACGGCAAAAGAACCAGAAGATGATTTTGATTATAATAATTTGGATGATGATGAAATACTTACTGCAAAAGAATTAAAGCGTAGTCTTTCTAAAGAACAAAAACGATTCAGAAAGATAGAAGAAGAACTTTATATGCAACAAGCACGCAATAAAGAAGCTCTTATAGAATCTGAATTGAAGGCTAAGCATGCAGACCTTTATGATGTATTAACAAATGAAAATATTACCAAGTTAAGAGAAGCTCGCCCTTCTTTAGCAAAATCTATTAATTTGAATCCTGATATACGGGAAAAAGCGATGGATACTTACCAAGCAATAAAAGATCTTGGTATTTACCAATCAAATATAAATAAAGAAGATAAGAATAAAATTAATCAAAATTCTAATAAGCCTAGATCATCCAATTCACTATCTCCACAAAGCGGTACAAGCCCATTGGCGAAAGCAAATGAATTCGCTTCAGGATTGAGTAAAGATAGGAAAGAAGCTCTTTATAAAGAAATGAAAGAGAAATCTGGAAGATAACTTGAATTAACATAGAATTAAGATATATAGTAAGGTAGACGCAAACAGAAGAGTTCGTCTACCTTCATTGTTTTAAGGACGCAAAAATCAAGATCTCGTCCTTCTTGTTAAGAATAAAATAAGTTAAATTAGAGGCTTATAATGGCAATAACAACTACAAGTATTCTGCCTGCGCCAGTTCAACAGTCATTTAATGAAAAACTGTTGTCTGTGCCGACTCCAAACTTAATCCATAATATTCCAGCAGAGAAATTCAAGATGCCACGTAATGGTGGTACAACAATGTTATTCCGTAGATATTCTCCTTTGAATACTGCCATGGTTGCTTTAGGTAACTCAGGAATGACTCCTCCTGCTCAGAATCTTATAGCTACTGATATTCCTGCTGTTATTCAGTGGTACGGTAAACTTTGTGCCGTATCTGCTTAACTTAGAGTAAGCAACAGGTATAGTTCTTTGAAATTGTTCGTTAATAAAAATCCTGTTTAAATTAGGCCATATGCTGGAAACCCCTAAAGCTTTTTGTACGTAATAAACGTAAAAATCAAAAAGATGTAACAATGGGCAATCAGCAGGAAAGACTTGATAGTAATTTATCAAGAATCCTCAACGACTTAACGCCTGACAAATCTATTATAGGTTTGAAGATAAAGTCTGAACTATATGGAAACATATAGAGGTAGGAATAACAAGACTACCCGCTAACTAAGGTTAGTTACAAATAGTAACAGAAATAAGACATATGTAGAAATTAACGAACAAGTTGTATTAGGCAATCAGGAAGCTGTATTGAACGAAGCAGCTTTAAGATTGGGTGTATCACTTCGTCAAACTGAAGATCAATTGACTCGTGAAGCAATGTTAAGTACAGCAAGTGCTATTAGCTGTACAAATGGTGCAAATGGTCAAGTTCCTACAAATATTACACAAGCTGATATAAGCAATGTTACAAGTGTATTATTAGGTAATAACGGTTATATGTTCACTAGTGGTATTGAAGGTGAAGATAAATTTGGTACAGCTCCTGTACGTAATGCATACTTTGCGCTTTCAAGCACAGATTTAACCAAAGATCTTAATAACGTTAATGGATTTATTAGCCAATCAAACTATCCAAATCAGATGAAAGTACTTGATTCTGAATGGGGTGCGGTTGATAACGTAAGATTTTTAGTATCATCTATTGGTTCAAAAACTCCTGGTGCGTCTTCTGCAGGTAGAACAGTTTATAATAACTTTATTGTTGCTAAAGAAGCAGTAGGTTATATTGATCAAGATGGTGCAACAGCTCAATTTATATATCGTCCAGCTCAATATACTGGTCCATTAGCTCAAAATGTTACTGTTGGTTATAAGTTTGCATGTGCTCCTCGTGTATTAAACGATGAGTGGATTAAAAACTTACAATGCACTTTGACTACATAGATTTATAATCATTGATTATATAAAGGAATTATATGCCAATAATACAACAAGGTAGATTTACTTCTACTGGATTACGTAGAACACTTGCGTTAAGAAATGGTGTTGATTGGATCAAAGTTATTAATGAAACAAACTTAATACAAGCTGCTGCTGATTTACCATATGAATACTATTTTCAATTAGGTATGGCTTCAGGGCGCGGTTCTGTATGGACGAAATTAGGTGCAGTTGCGAATGACCCAGTTACTGTTGCACAAATAGCAGCTGGATCAGGATTTGTTCTTGTTGATGCAAATGATGCACAAACAATATCTCCTGTTGCAGTTACTTCTGTTTCTAACGCTACAGTTCCTATTGTTACTGTTGCAAGCACTGCAGGATTAAGTACTGGTGATGTGATAAGACTTATACCTTCAGATGGACAACCAAACATTTCTGGTATGAATTTTACCATAACTATAACTGGCGCAACTACATTTACTATTGCTGGTGCTGGATTAGCTACAGCTCCTGGAGCAGCTGGTACAAACGCTAGTTTATATTCATCAGTAACCTTTAATCCATTATTCAATCCATCTGAAAGAATAATATTAAATGCTGTTAATGCTGGTGGATTTATAGTATTTACAGTTAACCAAGCTACTGGATGGGCTCGTGGACAAAAAATACGTGTTCAAATACCAAGTGCTTTCTATGGTAGCATTCAATTAGATAATCTTGTTGGTACGGTAACTGCTGTTGATGATACTTCAACTGTTTTATCAGTAACTACTGATATTCCAAGTGCTGGATTAACTGCATTTACATTCCCAACAGCGGCTATAGCAGCAGCTAACCATATATCTAGAGCTATGCTTACTCCGTTTGGTGAAAATACTGCCTATGATTTAGCTCAGACTCCACCATTGAATACTTTAACATCTGCTACATACAATACAGGAATAGTAGGTGTTTCATTGCTTCCTGGTGCTTCTGCAGCTGCAGCTGGACCAGCAGGTTTCACTGTCGGTGATGTTATATACTGGATTGCGGGTTCTTCAGACGCTATATCTAATTTATAATTATGATACTATTGGGGAGGGAAACCTCCCCTTAGCAATTAGAAGATAAAAACAAAAGATTGAAAGGAATAGAATGAGTGAAGAGTTGGTAGAATCTACTGGAGTAGTAGAAGCTTCTGAGAAAAAAAGCAAGAAATCAATAGAATCTAAAAAAGTTGAATCTAATGGTTATGATAGAAAAAAAGAAATAGCTAAAGATACACGTATCGTTAAAGGTATATTCAAAAATAATGAACTGCCTGGAGCGCCATTAAAATTTAGTTTTTTAAAGTATAAAGAAGTTCCATTGGAATCATATTACTTTGAAGATGGTAAAGTATATGAAGTTCCCTACATGATTGCACATCACCTAAATAACAACTGTTCATATCCTATATATCAACATGTTGAAGAAGGTGATGTGCAATCATGT